TTTATATTATTTTCATTTTATATTATTTTCATTTTATATTATTTTCATTTTATATTATTTTCATTTTATATTATTTTCATTTTATATTATTTTCATTTTATATTATTTTTTCTTTTAAACTCTTGTTCTTCATATTTTCTAAGAATTTTTTTAGCTTTTTCAACTTTTTCTTTAGAAATAACTTTAGTTTGTTTACAGTTATTTTTAATTAAACAAAATTTACTATTTTCGTTAAATAACCCTGATACTAAAATAACAAAACAAGAAGTTATTATTATAGATATAATTATATCTTTTGTAGCTATAAAAATAACTACAAATATCATAATTCTTCTAATGACTATATTACTAAAAAACTCATCTTGTGTCTCACTTAATTCCAAAGATATATATTTAGAACCTATATTCATTAGTATCATTAATATACCTGCGAAAAATTTACTATTATTAAGATTTTGAATAATACTATAAGAATCCATAATTTTATGATATTATATAGTATTAATAATTATTTTATTTAAATATGGTCAGTTATAATCTTGTTATTATCCACTAATAGAACATTAATTAATTTATAGGATAAAAAGAAGTACCTGTTTTTTCTTTACTATCTCCATATGTAGAACATTTTAATGGACTTGGTCCATATTGGGAAAAGTTTTCAGTTAAGCCATTATTAAATCTAACTACAACAATTAGATAGAGTAACGAAATTAAAAGTCCTAATCTTAAATTTTCAGTCATAGTTAGTAAAAGAATAAGCATAATTAATAGAGTATTAATCCACCCAGTTGTTAATTTATTAGAAACTCTGCGAACTTCTTGATTTTTAGTTATTGAGATATATACTAACACTAAAAATGATATTAAAACAGTTAAGTTATCTAAATGGATATTATTCATTATATATTTTAATAATATTTTTTTTTGAATTACAAATATAATCTAATTAATAATTAAATATGTTTGGATTATCGGGTGTAGTTAAATATATAGCTATAGCATTAGCTATAGGAATAGGACTTTCATTAATGGTTTTAGCAGCACCTGTTTTACCAATTATTGTTTATTTGGCTATTTTATTTAACGTAATGAAACTTTTATGGGAAAAATTAAAAAGTTTATAGTGAAAAATTAAAAAGTTTATAGTGAAAAATTAAAAAGTTTATAGTGAAAATTAAAAAAGTTTATGGTGAAAATTAAAAAAGTTTATAGTGAAAATTAAAAAAGTTTATGGTGAAAATTAAAAAAGTTTATAGAATTTTAAATAAAGAAAACATAAAGAAAATATTATATTTATGTATTTTAAAATAAAAATATTTTCTTTATATTGATTAAATGCAATATTGTTCAATTGAGGAAGCTTGGGGAAAACCACATATTAAAAAAAAGAAAGGGAAAAAACTTTATTCTTCTAATATTCCTAAATATATAGAAGATACAAGTTTCTTAGAAGGAGGACACGATAATTATTGTATAGAAAAAAATGAAAATAATTTTTCTAGAAAAAACAAAAATAAATTTATTGGTAGAAATCGAAAAAAAAACCCCAAAAGAACACCACCTGTAAATATAAGTTATGACCAAGCATCCCAAGAATATAGAAATTTCCAATTAGAAAATAGTAGTATGAAAAATCAAGATAAAAATCAAGAATTATTAGTGGAAGGTTTTGAAAGTGGAGACGAACTTAATAACATAGAAGAATTGGAAAAAACATTTAATGATGTTGATGAAGTAGAATATACCAATACTGAAAAAGAAGATATTTATACCCCTTCCACCAATTATGCTACAGAATTAGAAACAGAACCCGAGCCAGAATCAGAATCAGAACCAGATATAGATGATATAGAGGAAATAGAAGAAATAGTTAAGAACGAAGAAAATAAAAATAACAAAAATCTTAAAATAAATGATATAGATTATAGATTAAATAATCTTAATAAAAATGTAAATATTCTTCTAAGAAAAATGGATGATAGTGATTTTTTTGACGATGATTCACAAGATAATATCCACGATTTAATATTATTTATATTATTTGGTGTATTTATGATTTTTGTATTAGATACAGTTCATAAGTTAGGTAAAAGTTCATAGAATTTTACTTTTTTTACACCTTTGAACATTTAAAACGCCTAGTTAATTATAATTATAAGTTAAAATATAATTACATTGTTCTATTGTATTTTCCCAAGGTTTCATAATTTTATAATATTCTTTTAACCTGGGGAATCGGACCAGATATTTATTATTAGAAAAAATCATTAAAGATGGAATAAAAGTTCCGACACTAAATATAATATTTGTACTCCCCAATATTATTCTAATATCTTTTTCTAAAGTATTTTTCTCATAAACGGCATTTTTATATAATTTAAGTAATTCATTTACAACTGGATTTATAGTGTCTTCACAGATAATACGAATTTTTTCATATTTATACTTATCAATTTCTTTAGTATATTAGGATAAAGGTGGAGGAACATAATTAGGGTGTGGTTTTGATGAAAATATATCTCCGCTTCTAATATGAATTACTACATCATTTTCATTTAATTTATTAATATTTTTTATTAAAAATGCTTTATGTAATATTTTATTTCATTCTTCAATATTTTGTTTAAATATGTTATTTGGAAATGACATTCTAACTCTATAAAAAAAATTATCTTTATTTGTAATTATTTCACTATTATTATATTTGTTAAAATATTTTTCAATTACTGAAAGATCAAAGAAATTAAGTTTTTTAACATTAATTTTAATATTATGTTTATATGATATAGCTATATCTATAATATTGGAAAGTTGTATTATATTATTGCCCAATCTACCATATAAAGTATTTAATATTATCATATAAATATATTATTATTTTATAAATATATTATTATTTTATAAATATATTATTTTATATTAAAAATATGTAAAAAAAGACCATCAAAAAGAAAACCTAAAAAATATCTGGATTAAGACGGCGTTTTAAATGTTCAAAGGTGTAAAAATCCATAGAATTTTACTTTTTTAAAAAATCCATAGAATTTAAATCATATAAAAATTGTCCAGATGGTTTATAATTTTCTATTTTTTTAAACTCTTTTTTAGGTTTAGGTTTATCTTCTTTGTTTTTATAATCTATAGAGTTTTTCCTATTTAACCAAGATATATATAATAAATTAGGGTGTGTATAATTAACTTCAAATCCATTTTTAATTAATTTTTGTACTATATATACAATACATGAATTTAAATCAAAAATTGGAATACCAAATAAAAAACTAGGAACTATATAAAAACAGAAAGTACCACCTCTTGGAGAATTAGCTACCGTTTTAATTCTGTCGTGGCATTTTTTTAAGACATTATCATAAGTTACCAATCTTCTTTTATATCTATCTTCATTAATCCTATTTAATTCATCAATATTTATCATAGACATGGTTTAACTTTATATTTTTTATTAATATAATAATTTAAAAAATAATAACATAAAAAAGAATAACATAAAAAAGAATAACAGATAAAAGAATGATTAAAAATTTAGTATTAAGTGCTGCTGGTATAAATGGATATATATTTTTAGGAGGTATTAAATATTTAATGGAGAAAAACCTCTTAGATAATTTGGAAAATATATTAGGAACTTCCGTAGGTAGTATATTGGGATTACTATACATTCTTGGATTTACTATAGATGAAATAATTGAATTAGCTACAAAAATATCACCAGATACTATTTTTAATATAACTGGGAAAAATGTAATTAGTTTTATTAGTGATTATGGTATAGATAATGGAGAAAAAATAATAAAAATAATAAAAATAATTTGTGAAAAAAAAGTTGGTAATTCTAATATAACATTCCAAGAATTATATAATATAAAAAATATAACTTTTACTGTATCCGCATTAAATGTTAATAAAAAAAGTTTAGTATATTTTTCTCACAAAAATTATCCAAATTTAGAAGTTTATAAAGCAATACGAATGAGCACATCAATACCTATAATTTTTAAACCTTATATATTCGAAGACCAATACTTTGTGGATGGTGGAGTAATAGATCCTTGTTCATTGGATTTTTTTAAAAATACTAAAGAAACTTTAGTATTTATGATTTCCAGTAAAAAAAATATAAAAATAAAAAATATAACAGACTATTTAACAGAACTGGTATTTTCTCCAATAGAAAAAGTTATTGATAATTATTATGATAAACCAAATATAATAATTTTTGAATCAAAAGATAATGAAGGTTTAGATTTCGAAATTAAAAAAGATAGAATAAAAGAACTTATAGAGAATGGTTTCAATATAACTAAAGAAGAAATAAATGATATATTAGAATATTTTACTCGCACATCTCTTTAACCCAATTGGCTAAAGCATCAAATTCTCGCGCTCCTTTATATTCCTCGGATCCTCCTGCTTTGAGACATTTAATAGTAGGATATCCACTGATATTATTATCAGCAGCAGCTTCCTTTTGAACTCCTTCCTCTTCACAATTACATGATTGAACCTTGACATTTTTATTATTAACTTTGGTATTATTTAATTTTTTAACCAATTTGCCCCATTCTGGTTTCGCAGATACACAGTGTGGACACCAGTCAGCATAAAATAAAATTATATGAACATCGTCTCCTTCTGGGTTTGGTTTATGTTTAATTGTATTTATATTCATATTCATCTGCGATTCAAATCCTTCTAAAAGATTATTTTTGGTTACTAAGAAATATAAACCAATAAGAATTAGCACTATAACGCAACAACAACAAGCAACTTTATCCTTAGACATTTTCATAGAATTTCTACTACCTTTCATTTTTATATAGTATTTACAAATATTTTTAATTTCATTTATTAATATTAATTTAATATTAATTTAATATTAATTGTTCAAATATTTTTAATTTCATTTATTAATATTTTTAATTTCATTTATTAATATTAATTGTTCAAATATTTTTAATTTCATTTATTAATATTAATTTAATATTAATTTAATATTAATTGTTCTTCCACTATTTTAAAATCTTGATCATAATCAATATCATGATATTCATTTCCAGACATTAAATATGGATAAATATTTTCACCTGATATTTTTTTATCTTTAATAATATCGGTATTTAAAATATCAATATATCCATTATGTAAATATGTTTTTGGTAAATTCTGTCTACATTGATTATAAGGTTCTATAGTTCCATTAACTTCTTTAAAAAGTGGTTCTAATTTATTGTTTTTTATATTATACATTTTATAAGGGGATTTATGAAATGGTATTACAGTTCTTAAACTATCGTATTTATTCCTATTTTCTATAAATAACCTAATAGTTTCATCTAGTATTTCTACCTTTCTACCTGGATAAGTTGGTCGCAATTGAACTATAAAATCAGGTTCATAATCCTCCTTTTTCAATTCTACTAAAGCGTGTTCTATAAATTCCAAATCAGTTGATAAATCTTGAGATATGTATTTCGGTCGTAAGAATGGAGTTTCCGCTCCATAATCTCTAGCTATTTTAGCATATTTTCCACTATCGGTACTAACAATAATTTTCATTTTATATTTTGATTCTTGAGCGTGTTTTATACTCCAAGCCAATAGAGGTTTACCTCCTAGATGTTTTATATTTTTATCAACTATTCCTTTAGAACCACTGCGAGCAGGTATAATACAAAGTATATTCATTATTTTTATACTATATTAATTTTTTATACTATTAATTTTTTATACTATTAATTTTTTATACTATTAATTTTTTATACTATTAATTTTTTATACTATTAATTTTTTATACTAATATATTGTTTAATTTTTTATTTTTAATAAAAAAAATAACATATTTTTTAAATTTATTATTTTCATAGTCTCTATCTTGATACCATAATGATTCAGAATCTTTACATATAAAAATATTACCATATTGTTTTAGTCTATCACAAAAACTCCAATGTTCACAAATTCCAGGCAAATTATCTTTTTTCAAATTATCTTTTTTCAAATTATCTTTTTTCAAATTATCTTTTTTCAAATCATAAAAAGTTGTTAAATAATAATCTTTTCTAATTAATACTAACCCGCCAAAACAAGTTTCGACAGATTTAATTGTATAATTATCAAAAAAATCTAATGTATTTTTTCTATATAATTCTCCATAATTTAAAGCAAATAAATCATAATAATAGTTTAACATTGAATTAATATATTTTATATCATAATTTGATTTTTCGTGCTTATTTAGAATATTATTTAATAAAATATTTTTACCAGAAAATATGGTGAAAGACGCTAACATAAAAGTTTTTTTATAATTAATATTATTTAATAGTGGTAGTATACTTGTTTCATAATTAAATATAATATCTGTATCGAATAAAAATACATAATCACCACCCTGTTTTTTATTAAATATAGTTTGTTTATAAAATTTAGATAAATTATTTCTACCTATTATTATTTTTTCGACTCTTCCATCAGGTAAATCATTTATTATATCTGTTTTTATAAAAATATTATTATATTTTTGTTCTAATTTTTCTAATAGTTTTTTAGTTTGGTCTGTAGAATTATTCTCATAAATAAAAAATCTAGCATTTATATTGGAACATATATCTTTATAAATTTTAGGAAATACATTAGAATAATAAAACTCTCCGTTTTTTACTATAGTTAAAAAATCTATAATAGAGTCTTTTTTTAATATAGGTCTATATAATAAAAAATTATTTACTAAAACATTATGTTTCATATTATCATCCAAACCTATGGTAGTTTTTAAAATATTTAATAATTCTAAGTGTGTTATATTTTTTTTAAATTTTAATTTATACAAAATATAGATTGTTAAAATTAAAGGATACATTTAATATTATTTTATTATTTTATTATTTTAAATTTATATTTAACCAAATATCTATTTTTTTTACACAATACCAAAACTGATGTCCACCTATAGGATTCTGAAAATAATATTTCTCTACCGAAAATTCATTAGCTTCTTTAAATGTAGGAATATTTAAACATTTATCACATAATAAAATATCTTCTATGAGTGTTTTTTCTATTAAATATAAAAAATATAAATCTTTATTCTTTTTATAATCAAGATTGTGCTTTTTTAAAAGTTTTATAGTTTTATCCAAATACCTACAAGATACCGAAAATCTATCTTGAAAGTAATCATAATTATAAATACAAATATCTATCATTTTTTTCTTATTTCTTAAACTAAATCCACCATTAAATAAATTATCATTTTTTGGTATTGGGGCTCCTATGAAATCATATTTAAAAAACACATCTGGGATATTTCTAAAAATTATAGTATCTTCCTGATATATAAGCAAATATTCCCCATAAAATCTTTGATAAAAAGAACTATTAAGTAGCATTATCGAATATTCTAAACGAGTTAAATTATATTTGACCAATTTTATTATTTTAATATTCCTGTTTATTCTTTTTACAATATTTAAAATAAAATTATAATTATTCTCCCCACAAACTATAGTATGAGACCACTCTATTCCCAACACTCTAATAGTATTTCTTATTATAAAGTAAAGATGGTCCAATTCCCTTAATTCAACTATTACTGTTTCTTTTTTACATGAATGTTTTATTATGGGTAATTCTATATTATCTAACCATTTCTCATTTTTTAAACAATATTCTTGGAATTCTAGACGTCTATTATTTATAATTTTTTCCATTAAATTAAAGTAATAGATTAGTTTTTTTTTTAAAACTTATATTATATGATAAAAAATAAAATAAATTTAATAGTTTTATTGATAATATTTATACTTATATTTATACTTATACTTTTTTACCAAAGTAAAATAATAAGTAATTTTGAAAATAATTCAGGTTCAAATCCATGTACTGATAAATTAACAGATTTAGAATATTTGGAACATATGATACCACACCACCAAGTAGCAATAGATATGTCTAATTTATTGATTAAACTTACATCTACTAAAGAAGGTCGTTCATTACCACAAAATCCAGAAATTCTTCATATATGTAGAGATATTACCAGAAAACAAAGCTATGAAATATGGGAAATGGAAATGATGAAAAAAAAATTAATTGAAACTATTTTTAGTAGTAAAAAATGGTCAGTAGATAAAATACTTACTAAGTTTGATAAATATAATCCAATTATGTCCAAATCAAAAGATGGTGATTGTAATCCTTTATTTTTTAAACCAAAAGATCACTCAAATATGATGAATCATATGGAATTAACTGATAGAAGTTATTTGGAACATATGATACCACATCATCAAGTTGCTATAGATATGAGTGAAAGATTATTACTTCATACCAATAATTCATATTTGTTATTATTTTGTCGTAAACTAATTATAGAACAACAAAGTGAAATATATTTAATGAATAATTTATTAAAAAATACATATAATTATAAAAGTTATTTGGTATAATTAAATTATATTTATGAAGTTGTAATAACTTTAGTGAAAACATTAAGTTATTATAAATTTAAAATATTATTTAATTTTTCTTCACTTTTTGAAATAAATTTATGACTTATTAAAATATATTTATCTAATTGTAGACTATTATTTATAACTTCTAAAATTTCATATGGTTCAATAGTTTCATTAATATCAATATAGTTTTTGTATATAGAGGTATATTCATAATTGATATTTTCTACAATCTTTAAACAATAGTTAAACATATTATCTTCATTATATTCTAATAATATAAATTTTCTTAAAAATTTTTCTGGTTTAATATTT